CATTATACCCAGTCGGTGATACCCAACCCATATTCACCACCTCCTCTCCATTTGGCAAAATTACACAAGCCGATATTATTATTGAAAATATTAAAATAAATATTAAAAACCATTTTTTCATTGTATTTACCTCTATTATACATAATAATCTCCATCAGATACCATTTTTAACTCGTATAATAATAACCGAAATCAGAAATTCCAATATTTTTCAGCAATAACCATATTCCATCCTTAAAAGCAATTACACAATTATTTTGAGAGCTCTCTTCTAATGGTATAGACCACATTAATTCTTTATAATCACTCACAAAAGCACTTCTAACTAAATTAACTTGAGCAGGATTAATTTTATCTAATATCTCAGTTTGTATGGGCTGTGAAATAGTCCCGCTTCCCTCTAATTTAATAGTATTGTCTGAAGCTAAATAATAAAGATTACCCTTATCATCGTTAATAATAGAATGAGAGGCTCTTGTTCCAAAGCTATCTTTTAACTCTCTAAAATTAAATACATCAGCACTGGCTACTAACCACATCTGCACTCGGCTGTTTTCCTTGAAAATATATTTAATACCCTGTAACTCACCAAATCCTGTAATCTTACCTCCTTCTCCTGCTTGATAGTAACCTGAGTTACTACTTACAAAATTATTTTCATCTCCAAAGGCACTGCTTAAAATTCCCACTGGATACCATTTACCATCAATATAGGGGTATCCCACTAATAAAAATCTTTCATATTCTGAAACATACTTCGCTTTAGTGCATACTGAACATATTTCTACTTCATCGGCATCTGTTTGAGTATGAGTATAAGTTAGATTATCCAGTAAAGTAATAGATGCTCCTGCTTGAATAGTATCTATCTTTCCCTTCTCTTCTCTTGTTCCACCTTTATTGACAATAACTACATCACCAGCTACAAAATTAGTAGTAGAGGTTACATTTAAAACTGTCTGGTCTGCTGCACTATCTGCATCAACAGTAGTTTTTTCTCCTGTATATCCAACTATTATTCCATACTTATAACTTAAAGGGGTAAAATTACCTGTCCCATCCCAGATTAAAACATAATCATTACCTGAAGTAGCTACAATCTTATCGTTAAAAAAGGTAATATGCCAATCAGTAGCATCGGTAGATAAAGTATATTTAGTATCAAAAGCCTCAGTAGTTGGATTCCAGCAATAAATATGCTTTTTGGTAAAAATCAGAAAATACTGAGTATTGGTAGATTCTTTAATATAGCAAGTTATCAACAAAGCAGGATAGCCATCAGGAGTTTTTACTGGGACATCATTATTCTTAAAATAATAATCCCTCATCTTTCTCCGATGTATTTCTTTATCAATAAACACTACTTTGTCATTATCGGGAGTAAATGCTTGAGATAGTAAAATAGAAGGCACATCTTTCCTCGTGCCGCCTGTCGGGCTGAAAATGGCAAAAGGTTTTAAATCTTCAAACATTTTTTACTCCTATGCAAACTCATAATATTGACAAAAGCGCCAATGATTTTTAATGTTATCTCTCAAATTAGCAATCTGGTCTTTAGCATAAGTTAGATGTTTCATTGCTTCTTGGGTCATATTCTTGCTGTCTGCCCATTTCCATAATAATAATTCCTGTAAGGCAATAGTAAATTCATCACCAAAAAGAATATGGTCGCAAGCCTTTATTGTTTCCTCTTCTATCTGAATAGAGCGGGGATGATAGCAAGCAAAGTAAAGCCGTATAATATAACTATCCTTGTCAGGAGCTGGTCTTAAATATAAGAAAGTTACATTGTCTTGCAGTGATTCAACAAATCCTCTCTCATAAGAATATCTTTTAGGTATTCCTGTTACAGTAGCACGAACAGTATGTGTTTTATAAGTTTCAAAATCTTCAAAAGTTAATAGCCCTTCTCCGTCAATACCAACAATTAATTCATCCTTAAAATGTTTAGGTAAACTATAACAATCAACACCAGTAAGAGTGCTTGCTATATTTTCATCGTGCAAAAAATTTGCCCTACTGCTTAATTCCCAACAGCAATCAGTAATTAAATCATCCAACTCTGTGGTATCAAGAGCATAATTTCTCTTAAAAACTTCATTAACCCTTTGAATTAATTGAGACTTTAAGATAGTCATCTATCTCTTCCTTTTCTTCTTTTTCTTTACTTTTTCAGGCAATTTCTTAACATTCTTAGTTTCTTCCAGCCACCTTTTAAAGGTAGTCTCACTCATCTCACCCCGATTGACAAGAGCGCCGAATTTACGAAGTTGGCTTCGGGATTTGAACGGCATTTTAAAATACCCCCTTTCTAACACAATGGTTCAAGACAATTAACTTCAATATAGCTGGTATTCTTTACTTGACCTTTACCTTCATTTGCTTCATCACACTTAAAAATAATCTGAAATTCAGCAGGTAATTGATTAAATCCAGCTTCTGGTTGAAAATATCCTTTTATATTCTTTGCAACATAACTTGTGCCAATATCAGCATAAGTTATCCAATTACTAAAGATATTAATCCAGGCTGTTTCTCCTTTATTCCTTGCCTGAGCCATCCATGATATATCAGCAGTTGTTGAAGAGACTGCCTTGAACTGCACATCTAAATTAAAATAAATATTAAATATATCTTTAGGAACATCAATATCTTTAGCAGTGTTAATATATACACCACCAGATATTCGATTAACATTTACTTTTAAATCCAAATTATTAGCTAAAAGTAATTTTTCTTCATTAGCAGTTCCAGTAGTTACTTCAGTAGACCATTGTGTTCCATCTTCAGTTAATTTTCCGCCTACCAATATATATTTAACTAATAGATTTTTAATAGAAGTTATCACTATTTATCCTCTCCTTTCTCAAGTTTCTCTTTAGCATCAAGTTCATGTAATCTTTCTATTATCCACTTTTTAGGCTTTTGATAAGTATTAAATCCTCTCTGAGAGCCTAAAGTTCTTAATTCGTTCTGGGTCATCTTATCATAACCGTCTTCACTCTCTACTTCACACGGATATTTCTTTTTTAACATTAAATATAGTTTATGGTTATCAGTTCTAAATTCTTTATTCTCGTCAAAACGAGCAATAGGCATCATCTTTTTGTGAATATAACTATATTTTTTTACTATTAAATTAGGAAGTTTAGAATGAAATATATAAGTTGTCATCATTCCTCCTTAAAAAATAAGGGGGGATTGTCTCCCCCCCCCTATTTGTTTTAATACAGCTCGAGAAATCCTACCTTAGCAGCGTGGCTACTTGTTCCCGATAAAGCTTTACCACTTGCGGGAGTTAAAGTTAAGGACATCGTTCCATTAGCTTTCTTATATTTAGCACTTTCTACTACTATTACTGAAAGTGTGCTGGTAAAGGCAGCAACAGTCCCAGTTAGAGCAACACCAGAAGCCCAGAACTCACCAGGAGCTAAACTAAAAGCAAGTCCAGCAACTGCATTTTCTATCACAATAGCACAACGCCCCATCTGTTTTTCTGGGTCAGGAGTAATAATAAATTTTTGTGCAGTATCAGCCGTAGTTTCAGTAGCAGCAGCTAACTTTAACTCGGTAACCGTTCCCAGAGCAGTAACTTTTGAATTTAAAACAGTAACATCAGCCATAATAAATCTCCTTTCTTCAATCTTTCTCCTCCCCCTTAAAAATTAGGGGGAGGTATTAAATTATATTACTGATTCAGCAGCATATTTCATAGTTGCATACACTAATTCTTTTGGTTTTACCACTTTAGCACCCCAGACATGCAACATTCTTACACCGCCTGCTATTTTATCTTCTAATTTATCAAAAATATCAGTTTTCTTAATCTGTCCCACATAAGCAATAGAATCATAACTTCCAGCCATTACATAGTGGTCTCTATTAGCAAGAGCTCCTGCATATTTAAGATTATTAGAAACATATACATCAAAGTGTAAGATATGTCCAATAAACCCGTTTACTACTTCTCCAGCAACTTTCTGAGCGTGGTATAAACCAGCCAGTTCTAATTTATCAGCCAGCCAGGGAGGAATACAAATCCACATATTATTCTCTGGAACATCATTCTCCGCTAACACAGTGTGTATTAAAGTTATATCACCTATGGCAGTAGCTACATCTACACTATCATCGTCAAGAACTGCAGCATGTCCAGACTGAGAATATAAGCCAGCTATATAGTCATCTACCTTTAATTCTAAGCCGTGAGCTCCATCTTTAGCATAGCCAGCCATATAATCTATGTTGGATTGGAATTTATCAATATCCTGTATAGTTTGTGCAAAATAATACTGCTGGTCAACTCTTAAGGTGATTTGTGCATTCTGAATATTCTGCCAGGTAACTGTTCCAGTATATGGAGAGATAGTGGGTTTACCTCTACCAGTTAAAACAATCTCGCTTCCATATTCTAATTCGCCTTCGTATTCCTTATTGGCAATTTTACCTAAAACTAATTCTTTCTGTAACTCCTCTAATACTTTTGAAGAAAATATTACTGGAGTTGAAACATAAATAGACATCGTAGTTTCTCCTTTCTTAAATTACTTTCGTTTCTTCATAAATTCGCCTATTTCTTTCCAACGTTTAGCTATTTCCTCATTAGACATTTTCATAATCTTCTCTTCGGTTAATTCTCCAGACAAAGAAACATGAGTTCCGCCTAAATCGGTTTTATCTACTTTACGACCTTCTACTTTAGAAAGGAGTTCATCATTCTCAATCAATTTCAATCTATCCTTGACATCGGGAGCTTTTAGAGCCATTTCATAAAGAACCTCACCAGGGTCTTTCTCGTATAAGAGAAAACCTTCCACAAAATTAGGATTTTCTGCAATTTTTCTGGATAACTCACGGTCAATTACAGGTCTTAAAGAGTCAAAATCTAAACTATATTTAGCTCGGTTAGTATACTTTGCTATAGTTTTGTTAATTGACTCATTCAAGTTCATTCTTCGTCTTTGCATCTCTTCTGCCTGCTTCTGTGCTCGTTCTGTTTGTTTCATATACTCGTAAGCCTTCATTAAGCCAGCCTTAGTAATTGGCTCTTCATCATCACCTGGGACATACTTATCAAATTCCTTGTTCTGTCTTTCTTCTTCTAATTTCTGTAATTGTCTTCGCATCTCTTCTGCTGCCCTTTTAGTTTCATCAACTTGAGTAGCAAAATACTGCCTTAGCCTTCTCTCTTCTTGAATGTCCCTGAGCAATCCATCAAACTGCTTTTTAGGGACAGTTTCCTGTGCCCCTTCCCCTGTTTCCTGATTCTCTTGCTCTAATTTCTCCTCTGGTTTCCCTGCTAATTCTTCTTTCCTTTCTTCCATAGTAACCTCCTTTTACCCAATGGAGTGTGGGTATATTACCTGTTTTTACCCTACAGGACGGGAATTTCCCTCTACGAGGGTTATAATGACTGGGACAAAGCCTGAGTTTTAGGAGGCGACGGCTTCCCAGTTGGTTTCGGTTGAGAAGCCCTGCCCTTACCCATCTGTGCCTCCAGCATCATTCTTTGATATTCCATTTGTTGCTGTTGCTGTTGCTGTTGTTTAATTCTTGTTATAATCTCTTCTTTCTTAGCAATATCAGTATAATCTAATAAAACATCTATCGGTATAGGCATACCAGCATTTACCATCTGCATTAATTCATCCAGCTGAGCCTGACGGAGTGTTGGAGAGGTTGGTCTGGTAGTTAATTTAACTCCATATCTCCCCACCTTAAAGGACTTTAATATTGCCATTAACTGTATCGGGTCAATCGGCTGTTGTTGTTCTTCAACAATAGCCATAATCTCTGCTGGTGAATATACATCACTTTTACGAATTAATTCAGTTAAGGTCTCTCCAAAATCTGCTATTGATTTGTAAAAATTATTAAAGATAGGTTGAGCCTGAACCATCCCCTGCCTTTGTCTTCTTATGATTGCCACTCCTGATTCATTAGCTGATTCCTGTAATCCCTGTAAATTAGGATTAATCCCTGATATTTCAGCCATATCATCCTTATCCAGTTGAGCAGCAATCATATGAGCTTGTGGGACAGTGTTAGGCTGTATCTTTACTGGCATCAATCCGTTCCTATATTTTATCACTATCCCAGGCTTAGAGCCAACTTTTTCTAATTTAGCCTCATCCACACCCGATGCTTCATCTATCATCCATCCACTATTAGCAGTCTGGTTAATAATATGCAAATACTGAGAACGCCTCTTATTATAATCTCTTTGCACATCTTTTAAATTATCTATAGCACTAAATACTTTACCATCAACCCAGTATGGACAGAAACGACTGTAAGGAAATCTCTTAACTCCATTAAAGGGGTCTTCCACATGCTCTAATAATGTGTCTCCGATAGTAGTTGCCATATGCAATACTTTTGTAGGTCTTTCAATTACTGTATATCTTTCTGGTCTTTTTTCTTCTTCTGCAATTCTTTTTTCTGTTTGTAAGATGATAGGAATTATCTCTTCATTGGTAGGATGAACTTCATAAAAATCTAAATTAACCTTATCAACAATAAAGGGTCTTGATTCACTCTCCATCCACCAGGTCTCTTTTAGCCTAAAGCGATATAGTGAGGGGTCTTTTTCTCCTTCTCTGCTTTTTACCGTCCTGCCCTCAAAATCTATAACATCATCACCACTTACCGTATCTAAATACCGAGATAAAAACTTTTTATGTTTCGGATATTTATTAATAATAGCATCCTTCTGAGCCCAGAAGAGCTGTATGATATATTTCCCTGAGTTTATACCGTATTCCTGAATATTCGGGTCTTCTCTTATATCAAAAGGAGATACCCTATTAACTATCAATTCACCATTAATAGGGTCAAAATTATAACTAATATCTGCCTTCACCCAGCCTTTAATAGCTACTAACCCATCCAGAAACTGCATACTCTGAGCGAAATTAATATCAGAAATATCAGCGGTATGTTTCAAGAGAGCAGTCAATACTTCAGCAACATAACGGTATCCACCTTTACGAGGA